TTTGACCATTAATTATTCGAAAAGGTTCTTCAAATTGTTTAGCCGCTGTTGTTTGCGTAATACCAGGAAGAGCAGGGGGATATACATCATCAGCAAATCCATAAGTTATTTGTTTAGGTAATTCATTTACAGGTAAAAAAGGAAAGTTAGTAGCCATTCCAGATTGTGTGTTTCCGTAATCTACAGTCGCTGTATTATTTAAATTATTTATATATTTTTGTAATTCTTGTATGTCGTATATGTTCATTATCTTCTTCCATCCGGTTGTGCATCAAGTCTAAAGGTACCATATCGCCAGGCTTCTCCTGTAGATGTATTGGCTATTTGAATTGAGACTAATCTACCTCGAGCTCTTGTATCTATCTTATCAGTGGTTTTGGTTATTGTAAAGGGTCCTAGGGGTGATCCTACAGGAGCATTGTCTGGATAGTCATTTAAAAATAATGTGACTGTAGAATTACCTCGTAAATATTTAAAGTCAGGTATAAATCTTTTTACGGACATAAAGAACTCACCATCTCCTCTATAATCCGCTACACCGGTCATCTGCCCTAGTGGGCTTCTTCTGGATGTAATATCCCAATCCCCAGATTTAATAAATGCATTGATTGATGTAGTGCCAGAGCTATTGACTTGATCGTCTCCTTTCTCATGACAATAATATATCGATGCACCAAATCTATTTGTCAGGCCATTGATGGCAGCAAATACTGGTGTATCTGTAGAATCATAATCTGTTGCATAAGGTTCAGGGTATACACCTTGATCTTGATAGCTTGATCTGTCCAGAGAGGATGTTGTAAATACGTTTTCGGAATAATTATAAGTTACACATCTATCGATTTGCTCCGATCCAGATTTAGGATAGAACCAATTTATTTCCGTGTATAATGCATTGGGTGATGAATAAACAATATCAGCTGCTCCGTAGTTTATTCCTAAATTATCTCCATCGGTGCTAAATACAAAGTCTTCAACCAAACAAGGTAAAGATTTAACTGTACCATCAAAGACAAAGAATCCTCCTTCAGCTGACATCCACCATACAGCTCCGTTTGCATACGATACACCTTTACTACTAATACAACCACAATTGGTACCAACCTGTCTTACAGAAAAAGTAAATGGTGGACCAACGAATTGAATAACATAAGCAGCCTGATCTGTTATACAGAACACATAATCTTTACCCTGTATGGCAGCTACAATCTTGTTTCCTGTATCTAGTCTAAATGAACCTGCGGTATTGGTGGCCGTT